GGAAAAGGTAACGCCAAAAGTAACGCTTTGGTAACGCCAAAAGTAACGCTTAATAACGCGGAAATAACGCTCATAAATCGCCGCATGTGGAGAGAGCAAAAATCCAAGCATAACAACGCGGAGCGACAACGTCGCCACAAGGCAAAACGCTTGGGTAACGCCGAAGTAACGCCCCCTTCTTCATCTCCTACTCCTTTACCTAGTAAGAAAGTACCTCTTAACTCCTCACTCTCTACCTCTCCGGAAGAGCGCGCGCAGGGGGGGGCGTGTGAGGGGAAAAATGCGGCCCCTCCGTCCGGCCCAAAACAGACTCCGTATCCGTCCAAGGGACGACCTTCTCGGCAACTGTTCATGGCGTGCATGCAGATTTTTCAATCCAACCGTGCCCAGGCCAATGAGGATTCTGCCTGGTGCGCATGGTGCGACATGGAAGACCGGGGCATGCTGGACGAAGACAAGCCCTACATCCGCGACCGGCTGATCGAGTTGTTCCAGGAAGACGACCGCTGGAAAGAGGGGTACGGGCCGAATTTCACGAATTGCATCAAAAACAGAGCGTGGCGCGATACGCCGTTCAAGCGCCAGAATAACGGTGGCCAAGCAACCGGCCAGCCGAGAGCAAATTCCGAGGCGCAGCGCGTCTCGCAGTCGCATTCCAACATGGCGAAAGCTTTGAACCGATTCAAGCAAGGAGGTCAAAATGCAGACCAACCCCCCGGCCAACACGGCCAAGCTGGACAGGGACACCATCCTGTGGACGCTCACGGAGCTTGCCTTGATCTACCCGGCAGCGAAACTGGATGAGGAGGGTGTCGCGGCACTCACCGATATCTGGGCCTCGGACATGGCCGAGGAGCGAAGCCTGACAAACGAGCGGTTTCGCGAGGCTGTTGTCTTCTGGCGCAAGCGCAGGGAGTTTTTTCCCACGGTCGCCGACATCCTGAACACCCGCCGCGAGCTTGATTTCCAAGTGCGTCCGTACCGACAAGGCAACGGCAAGGCCATTGAACACCGCCCTTCGAACATCGATCAGAGCCGCAAGGTGGTCAGCCTGGTTGCCGAGATACGGAGGCGGAACACGGCGATGGGGTACTCCGACGCCTACACCATGGCCAGGAGGCGGGTGGAAAAGGGGGACGGTGTCGCGTGACCCTTGTAAAAATCGAACTCCCTTGGCCGCCTTCGGTCAACGCCTATTGGGGTAAGCGCAACACAGGAAAATTCGTCCGAGTGTTCGTTACCCATGAAGGCAAGGCCTTCCGGCGCCGGGCCGTGGAGGTATGCCGACAGGCTGGCATCTACGGCATGCGCTTGGGAGGAAGGCTAGCCGTAAAGGTCACTCTCTGCCCACCGACAAAGCGCCGTCTGGACATGGATAATTTCAACAAGGGCCTTTTGGACGCGCTTTCCATGCACAAGGATGGCGAAGAGCCCGGTGCCGAGGTTTGGGGCGATGACTCACAGATCGACGATCTTCATGTGCTTCGAGGGCCGGTGATCAGCGGCGGCAAGGCTGTGGTCGAGGTCTCCGAGATGGCCGCGCTCAGGCCAATGATGTGACGAATCCCGGAGGATGAAACTGCATGGGCTGTCGATACAAAGATTCCCCGACCGTGTGCGTCATGAAGTTGGTGGAATATCAGAAAAACGGGAAAAATAAGGTTTGCTCGACCTGTGAGCATGGGCTCGTTGCCTGGAAAGGACGGGGAGATCAACCGGAGGAAAAGAAGATGGCAAAGAAAGGCACATGCGTGGCGTGCAAAAGGGACGACATGGTCCTGCCAGCCATGGGGCTTTGCGGGTCCTGTTACGCCGGGAAAAACAGAGGCGACCTGGTGCAGGACGACTCCGGAAAGTGGGAATGGCTGGGTGCCCCTCCTGGGTATTGGCCAGTTGAAACCTTGAATGTCGATCTGTCATTTTCCTCCGGGATTTATCACGCCGATGAGCAAGACGGAGAGAAAAAGAAGGCAGACGATTGCGCCCTCACCCAGGAGGAGCGGAATTATCTTGCGACCAAGGATTCCGTTGACACTCCTGCCCAGAACGACGACGTTTCGAGCGAAAGCGTTGACACTTCTCCCCGGAACGACAACGCGGTGCAGCTCGAAGGGTTCAACTTCGTCCGCTGCGTGCGTTCTCATCGAAATTCACTCAAGCCTATTCTTTCCGTCCGGTTCGGTAGCGGAAAGAAAAGCAGCATCGAAATTTGCCTCAACGCCGCCGCACTCGATGCTTTCGACCTGGATGGCTACAACTATGCCGACGTGTATGTCGACAAAGCAGCCGGCGCCATGGCCATGCACCCCATGACGTCGCCAACGGATTCAAAAAGCCTGAAGGCCAGACGTCAGGACAAGAAAAACCTGGTTTATTCGGCGACGTCGATCATGCGTGAGATGGGGATCACCGAAACCGGCAAGTACAACATCCGGGAAGTTCTGCAAGACTCCAGGCGTTACCTGGTGGTGGATTTCAAGGACAAGGCTGCATGATCCGCGCGGTACTGGAGGGCTCAGATTGAAAAATCGGGAAGAAACGCGCCCCGGAAGGGTGCCGGTCCCTCTCTGGGGAGCCAAGGGCATAGCCGATTACTTCGGCGTAGCACCCTACACCGTGAGGATATGGGACCGTCGTGGTGCCCCGATAAAACGAACGGAAAAAGGGTTATTTGTGGACGCCTGGGCCATGGTCGATTGGCTTTATGATCAACCCGATTACGAACCGGACAAAGAAGCCCAAACGTGAGCCCCCGCAAGGGGGCTTTTTCATGCTCTCTGAAAACCCTGTCAAGTGGTCAAAGGGGTATCAAATGAGAACTACTAAGGGGGTATCAAATGAGAACCATGCCCAAAAACCTGGGTTATAATAATTCGCAACTAAACGAGGGTCCGCGCTCGGCCCCGGTCCCGGCCTTTCAGGCCACGGCTCGGAGGCACGTCTTCCAAGGCCGACCGGACCGCCTCGAAACGAGGGCCTGGACATGCCGAGCAGGACACAACACCGATGCAACGAACTGCACGTTTACTGTCGCCTCCGCGACATGCGCGTGCCGAAGCGCGTTGCCTTCTGCGTCTCCTCGCTCTGGGGCAAACTGGCCGGGCCGATTTTGTACAGGAGGTAGGGGAAAGATGGAGATGTTTGAACTAATTGGAACGTCTTTCGTCGTGACGCTGTTCTACGCGCTGGCCGCGTTGCTGCTCCTTTTTCTGGGGCTGCGCTGGCTCGACTCGCGTAACGAACGTCCGTGGAAAGAGGCAATCGAAAAAATCCGGGAGAACGAGATTGCGTCGGCTATTTACTACGCTGCTCGTTGGATTGGTGCTTGTCTCCTCGTTGGCATGGTCATGTCCCGCTGACGCGGGCGGGATCACCAACCGATACGACAAGCTCATCAAGTCCTCTGTCCGCCAATGGTGGCCGCGTCATGTGGCCGCTGATTGGCGTTTGTGGAAGGCGCAGCTTTACCAAGAATCATTGCTCAATCCAGACGCCGTTTCTCCTGTCGGGGCTCGGGGCCTGGCTCAATTCATGCCCGGCACATGGGCGGAAACGTGTGAGCGACTGGGATGGGAAAATGTGTCACCCCACCTGGCCAGGTTTGCAATCGAAGCCGGAGCATACTACATGGTCAGGCTTCGCAATTCATGGTCATCTCCTCGCCCGGAAATCGACAGATGGGACTTGGCCCGCGCCAGTTACAATGCTGGGTTTGGGAACCTCCTCAAGGCCCAGAAGATCGCTGGTGGGGCCGTATTGTATGCCGACATCATTGCGGCCCTCCCCGAAGTCACAGGCTACCATTCCCGAGAAACCATCACCTATGTCGAGCGAATTCACCGCTGGCATAGATTTTTATTGCTGGAGGTGCGGTAATGTTTTCTTGGGTGTCCACCGTGTTCGGGTTGTTCACCGGGTCCTCCAGCAAGTGGATAGGCATCGGCCTGGGAGGGCTTGCCCTCGCCATCCTCCTCGGGTGGCTTTTATGGTCCCGCGCTTCCCTCAAGGCGGACCTGATCCAGGAACGGGCCGACCGCATCACCGTCCAGACTGCTCTGGATGCGAAGGTCAAGGCCTTCGACGAACTCCAGTCCGCGAAAGAGGCGGCCATCAATGCCCTGGCCGACCGTGACAAGAAGATTTCCGAGATCACCGCGCAGAGCCGTACCTGGCAGCGCAAATGGCAGGAGGCTGTCCGCAATGACCAAGAAACTCGCGATTGGGCTGGCACTCCTCTGCCTGCCGCTGTGCGTGAGCTGCTCCAGCAGTAAGCCGAAGGTTGTAACCGTGACCGAGATCGTGCGCGTCGTTCCCCCGGCCCATCTCATGGAACCGACCCCGGAACCGGATTGCAGCAATGCGACCGACAATGCCGGGTTGTTCCAGTGCGCCCAGGACAGGTTGGAGGCCTTGCGCCGGTCCAACGCGGACAAGGCCGCCACCAAGGCGAGTTGCGAGGAGGCAGGGAGATGACCGGCTATGAGTGGCTTGCCGCTGGCATCCTCACTTTCCTGTTGTCCCTGATCCTGTGGGGCGTCCAGAGCGGCAAAACCAGCTCAAAAGAGAAACTGGACAAACTCGACAAGAAGATCACCGACCAGGGCAAGGAGCACGGTGAGGCCCTGACCGAAATCAAGCTCGGCCTCCGCGATTGCGTCAAGTGGTCCGACCTCGACAAAGAACTCGGGCCGGTGCGCGACAAAATGGAAAATCATGACCATCGCCTCACCGTCATGGAGACGGAGTGCAAGGCGCGGCACGGAAAATAGTTTTCAGCCCGAAACCCTGCGGCCGCACATGACCCCGGCGGCCGATATGCCCGGGCAGGAGCAATAAGCCCCGGGCGAACGGATAAACGAGCGCGGTTCAAACAACGGGAGTGGCGACGACGGCCAGCCCGGCCCCACAGGGGCAACGGTCGGATGGACTCCGCAGGCTCGATAATTCGCAGGGCATAGGGACACAGGATCATAGCTCGCAACCCTTCACCTTTTGGGGTCTACGGAGTGTGCAAATGACCGCGTTACAACCGGTAATGCTGAAAGGAATCAGAGAGATTGCCAAGGAGTTCGGTGTTGGAAACAAGACCGTCATGGCCTGGGCAAAGGAAGAAGGGAACCCGATTGTCATTCTGGTCGTAGGCAAGAAACAATCCAGGTATCGGGCTGAATTCAATAGGCTTTACGATTGGTTGTTGAAGAAGAGGCAGAGCGGCGGAAACGCTTGAAGGCCGTCTCTTCGTGACAATCGCAACGTATAAAAAAGGCGTTTCTCATGGCCGGGCCCAGGATCAAGAACGAGCAGATAATCATCGCCCTGGAGAATGCGGGCGGGATGGTGACCGACGCAGCCAAGCAGCTCGGCATGAACCGTAGCGCGCTGTCCCGGCGCATCCACGGCAACAAGAAGCTCAAGGCCGCCTATGAGGATATCTGCGAATCTCGGTTGGACCTGGCCGAAACCGAACTGCAGAACAAGATCAAGAAGGGCGACATCACGTCGATCATCTTTTTCCTGAAGTGCAAGGGCAAGCACCGCGGTTACGTGGAGCGCATGGAGATTCATGAGGACCAGCCCATGCCCGAGCGGGTCGAGGTAGAGGTTAAGGACGCAAGAATCCGTGACGGTGTGGAAGAATGAAAGTCTCCCCAAGCCTGAACGTACCTCAATCCATGTTTTTGAACATGCCGCAGAAGTTCACCGCATTTGTGGCTGGGTTCGGAAGCGGCAAAACGTGGGTCGGATCGAGCTGTCTTGCCAAGCATTTTTATAATTTCCCACGCATCAATGCCGGATACTTTGCCCCGACGTATCGAGACATTGAAGACGTTTTTTTCCCAACTGTGGAAGAAGTTTTTCGTGATTGGGGGCTGAATATCCGCATTCTCCAGCGAGCCAAAGAGGTGATTGTTTCCAGGGGGCGGACTTATCTCGGAGTGATCAAGTGCAGGTCCATGGATGATCCCAGCAGTATCGTCGGGTTCAAGATCGGTCGGGCGTTGGTGGATGAGATCGACGTCATGGACCCGAAGAAGGCCAAGACCGCCTGGAACAAGATCATCGCACGAATGCGTTACAAAGAGCCTGGACTGCCCAACGGCGTTGATGTCACGACCACCCCCGAGGGGTTCCGGTTCGTTTACGACCGGTTCAAAAAAAAGGTTCGCGAGAATCCGGCCCTGGCTGGCCTGTACGGTCTGGTCCAGGCCAGCACCTACGACAATGAGGCAAATCTCCCCGAGGACTACATTCCTTCACTCCTCGAGTCGTACCCGGCCAACCTGATCAAGGCCTACATCGAAGGTGAATTCGTCAACCTGCAGACCGGCAGCATCTACACGGCATACGACCGGGCGGCCAATAACTGCACGGATCACGTAGAAGACGGCGAGCCTGTCCACCTGGGCATGGACTTCAATGTGGGCCACATGGCGTCTGTCGTCTTCGTCAAGCGTGACGGCCTGCCTCGGGCCGTTGGCGAGATCGTGGAGGGATACGATACCCCGGACATGATCCGCCAGGTCAAAGAGCGGTTCTGGAAGTTTGAGGGAGGCGATTACAAGCATTCGCGGCAGATCAGGGTTTACCCGGACGCATCCGGTGACTCTCGGAAGTCCGTCAACGCCTCCAAGACCGACTTGGCCCTACTCAAGGATGCCGGGTTCATAGTCTGTGCTCCGGATGCCAACCCGCCCGTGAAGGATCGTATCAACGCACTCAACGCAATGCTCTGCAACGCGCAGGGTGACCGCAGGCTGTTGGTCAACGCCGACCTCTGCCCGACCTTTGCTGACGCCCTGGAGCAACAGCCCTGGGCCGCGAACGGGGAACCGGACAAGACGACAGGCCACGATCACGTCAACGATGCCGGTGGGTACTTCATCCACCGCGAATATCCCATTGTCAAAAACAAGACCACGATCCTGAGACGGACCCATTGATAGGAGGGCAGAACGATGCAGGAGAAGAATGTTTCGACCCCGCGAGACGAGGTAACCAAAGCCAACGAGCGCGGTCAGCTCCCCCGCGATTTGCTGGGCGGTACCGTGGCCATGCAGGAGGCGAAGGGCCGCTACCTCCCGAAGGGCGTGACCGAGGTTGATTCAGTCTGGGACGCCCGCGTGCAGGCGACCGTGCTGCTTAACGTGTTCGCCCGGACTGTCGGTTGCTTGTCCGGCCAGGTGTTCAGCAGGGATATCCAACTGTCCAACGGTGAAAAGGACGTGCCGGAGGCCTTCGACAAGATCGCCAAAGACGTGGACCTGCAGGGCAACAACCTTTCGCGTTGGACGCGGAATCTGTTCAGCGAGTGCCTGGCCTACGGTGCGGGCCTGATCTTGGTGGACTTCCCCATGGTGGAAACGCGCACAGAAGGCTCGCGGACCGAGTACAAGGATGCAGACGGCCAGTGGAAGCCTAAAACGGCTGAGGCGGACGCTGAGAAGGGCTGGCGGCCGTATTTTGTCTACATCCCGCAGAGCGATTTGCTCGGATGGAGGTTCGAAACGGTCGACGGCAAGCGCGTGTTGAAGCAACTGCGCTTCATCGAGCATGTCGTGGACGAAGAGGGCAATTGGGACATCTCCGACAAGCCCGTCAAGCAGGTCCGGGTTCTGGAGCCCGGCCACTGGGAGGTCTGGCGCGAGACCGAGTCGAAAGACAACAAGAAAGGCGTTTGGGAAATGAAGGAGGAAGGAACAACGTCGTTGAACGTGATTCCTGTTGTTCCTCTTCTTCTCGGGGAGCGCCTGGGCGAGATGTGCGCCTGCCCGGCCCTGGAGGACCTGGCCCATTTGAACCGGCGCCATTGGCAGGCGACGTCTGATCAGTATGACCTCATGTCGTGGATGCGCCGCCCGGTGTGGCATGGCGTGGCCCTCGGGCTTGATGAAGGAGACAGCAAGAAAGAGATGAACTGGGGACCCGGCAGCCTGGTCATGTCTTCGGCGGCTGGTGCAAAGCTCGAATCCGTCTCCGTCGAACCTGCAGCCGTGGAGAAGGGGCAGGATGAACTCGACAAGCTCGAACAGCAGATGTCCATGTTCGGCATGCGTCTGCTCCTACCACGCACGGGGAACCAGACGGCCACCCAGAACGCCCTGGAGAGCAGCGAGAGCGATTCCACATTGAAGGCGTGGGCCTTGGCACTGGAGGCCGCTGTCAATCAGGCTCTGGCTTTCGCGGGCAAGTGGATGGACGAAGAAGACGTACCATCCTCAAGCGTCAACACCGAATTTCATATCCTCGAAGGCATGACCGTGGCCGAAATCTGCGATGCAGTGAAGGAACGGATCGTGTCCAAGCGTCAGGCCTACGATGAACTCAAGCGTCGGGGTCTGATTCGGGATGATGCGGATTGGACGGAGACGATGGCCGAGATTGAGAACGAGGACCGTCAGACGCAGGGTCCGTCTCTGGGGGCTGGTCTTGCGGACAAGCACTTTGGGGCTTGAGGTCGTCTTTCGCCCACTCCAGCCGGGTCTTGATCGGGATGGACGCCGCAAGTTCGGCGTCTGTCGGCGGGGCCTGGCCCGGGCCGAACGGGTTGAAAGGCACACCGCGCTCCCGCCGGCGCCGTACCCGCTCCATGAATTTGCGTTCGTCTTCTTCGGTCCAAACCATGACGCGACGGTAGCAGGGCGGGCGGATTGCGGCAATAATAAGATGGGGAAAGGATTCTGAGGCGCTATGAAATACACCCCTGATCAATTACAGCGCATCTACACGGTCGCCAGGAATGCCCAGTGGCGGTACAAGCTCGATGGGTACGAAGACGATGCCTTGAAAACGATTCTCTCGACGCTCGGCCGGGCCACGGATGAGATCGAGGAGCGCATTGTCTCGAAGTCCCTGACCGACTTCCAGGGCGACAGGCTCGAGGCCATGATGGTGGAGCTCGACGGCCTGACCGCCGGGGCCAGGTTGCAGCTCGCCAGCGACATCAAGGACGTCTCCGGCTACGCAGGGGAGTGGGCTGCGACCGAGCACGCCAGCATCACCAGTTTTGGCGGCTTGGTGGCCAAGTTCAACAATATTTCGCTGACGGCCGAGCAGTTCAAGGAATTTTTCGGGGGAACGCCACTCGGGGGCAAGTCCCTAGCCGGGTGGGTTGACGCCGCTTTCGATTCCACCGTCAAGGAGGGCCTGCGCGAGACGATCAATTCCGGGGTCCTGCAGGGGGAGGGGTATCGGCAGCTCGCAAGGCGCGCCCTGTCGGACTCTTTCGGCCTGTTGAAGCATGAGGCCATCACCTTGACGCGCACCTACGTGCAGTCGGCGAACGTGGCGGCCCAGCAGGCGGTCTATGCGGCCAATGCCGACATCGTCAAAAAGTGGGAGTGGTGCGCGACCTTGGAGTCCGGGTACCAGCAGACAGGGCGCGGGACGTGCATCAGGTGCGCAGCTCTGGACGGGCAGCAGTTTGAACTGGGCAAGGGGCCGGATTGTCCGTTGCACCCTCGGTGCCGGTGCATAGCGTTGCCGGTGACCGCATCCTGGCGTGATCTGGGCATCAATGCGGACGATCTGAAGGAAGCGGCCCGGCCCTACACCAAGAGGCCGGACAAGAGCATTGACGCCGGCGGGCGCCGGGACATCATCGAGCACGGTTTCCACGACAGCGATTACGGGACCTGGTTCGCCAAGCAGAGCAATGTCTTCCAGGAGAACGCAGTTGGCCCGCGCCGGGCGGCCATGCTCCGGGCGGGCAAAGTCAAGTTTCACGACCTGGTTGATGGCCAGGGCCGGTTGCGCACGCTGGCCAATCTCGGGTGGGAGGAATTCCACAAGAGCATCGGGAGGATCGACGCCGGGAGCCTCGGCATTCGGGGCCAGGCCACCCTCGCCAAGGCGATCAAGAACGCATTCGACGACATAGCGTTGCGCGGGGTCAATTCCGTGGAATACGTCGACGAAAGCTATTTCATGGCCACGAACAGCCACGGGAAGATACTGCTTTCAACACGCGAGTTCCCGACGTTCGACAACTTCTGCCCGGCCAAGGATTTACAGGAGGCTCTGCGGAGGCTGGGGGCCGGTGAACCGCTGACGTTCAATCAGGAGTACGCAGTTGAATCTCTGTGGCATGAGGTGAACCACAACCGCCAGGTCCTGGGCGTGCGGCCCGGGAAAGGGAACGTCCGCCATGCGCTCATGGAGACGGTCAACCAGTGGGTGTCTCGGAGGAGCTACCAGGAGGCGTTCGACGCGCTGGGCGGATATGTCCCGCAGCGCCAGGCGCAGGTCATTGCCTCGGGGTATGGGTATGGCGACCTGTTGAAGCGAATGGGAAGGCTGACCGAAACCCTCGGCATCAAGGATTCAGCAATTTTCGATGATGTGTATGAGATGCTGAAGACGGTCAAGCGGTTCGACTACATGGATCCGTTGTCCAATATCCTGGCCCGGGCATCGGGGAAAGATATGAGTGAAGTGACGCGGGTGCTTGAGGTGTTGAACGATGAGGCGTTGTTCGAGAAAAGGCTAGGCCGTCTCAAGTAGCAGGTATTCCGTCTCGAAGCGCTTCTTCGGGTCTTTGATCATGCCCAGGCAGCGCTCGACCTCGGCCTTGTCACCACGCATCGAGAACAGGCGCACCAACGTACTCGGATCGCTGCCGTCTTTCTGGGATTCCTCTTTGATCCATGAATGAAATTCAGGATCGTCGGCAGGCTTCGATCCGAACAGAGCATCCAGCTCTGCATCGGTGGGGTTGTGGTCGAATATGGATTCCATGGCTATCTCCTGGAGGTCGATCGCTTGGGGACAATTGCCTCGGTGCCATTAGTCCCGATTGCTGCGGTCATGGCTTGCATTTGCACTATGCCGCCGGAGGCGAAGGCCGCCAATTTTGCGCGCGATATCTTCGTTGCAAGAGTCTCTTCAGTGAATTGACGCATAAGCGCCCGAATAGCTCTCTCAACGCGGGCGCTTAATATGTAAATGAGCACGGCTTCATTCACCAGCCTCTCTGTCGTCCAGAACATGCGTGGCAGTTTCATTTTTTCACCTCGACCATGATTATACCAGACCGCCAGGCCCCTTGCAACGCAGCGCGCAACAACGAAAAAGGCCCGGCGTTGAACCGGGCCGTTCTTTGGCAGGACTATTTGTCTTTCCCCATCGCCTCGTCCCAGGTCCCCTCCCGGACCGGGTCGCTTTCATCGGCTTCAGGTGCCTTCTGCTTGGTCACGTTTTCAAGCAGCAAGCGTATCCGTTTTAGTTCGTCGTTGTTCGCCTTCACCCACTTCCAGATGAACAGCGGGGCGAGAGTGATCACAATCGCCAAAATGAAAACGAGCAACGTGACAATGGCAGAGCCTCCGAGTCCAAGCATCATGCACCCCCTTACGGCCGCGTTATCCAGACATCAACAGGCAGGCCGTATGCCTCGATGACATGATTCAGACGCTCCAGGTACCGTGTGTCCGTGTCTTTTTCCAAGATCAGGACGATGCCGCAGCGCTTCCCGGTGTGGGCACCGTAAAGCAGAGCCTGGCCGATTGACTCGGCCCATTTGCTGGCGATGTCGAACTCCACGGCATGCGTTTTTGTGAGGCAGTCACATCGGGTGCCGTCAAACATAACGACCTCTAACTGGCCGTTGTTGTCCGCACACCATCGCTCCTGATACCAGCGCTCTGCGTGATGATTTCCCGCAAAAGCAGGGACGTCCAACAATAAGAGACAACATGTTATAAGCGTACAGATATTTACTGACATATATACGTGTTGAACCATATTAACCAACCTTGTCAACCCCCGTCCCCGTGTTTCCCCGTGTTTCCCCGTGTTTCCCTGTGTCTCCTTGGTGAGCACCCCGTTATATAATCCTCCCTGTCTGCGCTGCCTCTTGGCGTGCGGAGTTGCACATTTTTCAATAGGTCGCCCCAGCAGGGGCAAGTCCGGCCCGGTCGGGCCACAGATCGTCCCAGTAGGGACAGGAGGCACGAATGCCCTGGAAGATGAACGGCGAACACATCGAGATGAAAGACGGAAATCCCATCTGGGTAAGTGACGGCGGAAGTGAATCCGCCGTCGACTACGCGGCACTTTCCACCAAGCTCACCGATACCACCAAGGAATCAGTCGGGCGCAAGGAGAAAATCCGGGACCTGGAAGCGCAGCTTTCCGTCCTCGATGGCATTGACGATCCCAAGGACTATCTCGCCCAGGCCAAGAAGGCCATTGAGACGGTCAAGAACCTCGATGACAAGCAGCTTGTCGATGCTGGCAAGGTCGACGAGGTCAAGGCCGAGGTCACCAAGGCCATGCAGGCCAAGATCGATGAAGCCGTCAAACGATCCGACGAACTCACCGCTACCCTCCAGAAGGAGATGATCGGCGGGCGGTTCGCGCGGTCCAAGTTCATCGCAGAGAAAATGGCCATCCCTGGCGACATGGTCGAGGGCTTCTTCGGAAAGCACTTCGACATCGAAGACGGGAAGGTCGTCGCCAAGGGGCATGACGGGCAGACCATCTACAGCCGGGAAAACCCCGGCAATGTTGCCGACTTTGACGAAGCCCTGTCCATCCTCGTGGACGGCTACCCGAACAAAGCCTCCATCCTCAAGGGTTCCGACGCATCGGGTGGCGGTGCCCAGCCGGGCGGCAATGGCGGTGGCGGAAACGTCAAGACCATGAGCCGCTCCGAGTTCGAGAAACAAGACCCGGCCGCACAAATGAAGTTCGTCAAGGACGGCGGCAAGGTCACGGACTAGAAGGAGATAGCCAACCATGGCCAATACCTTGACCAACCTGATCCCTGATTTGTACGAGGCCCTGGACCTTGTCGCCCGGGAAATGACCGGCATGATCCCCTCCGTCACCATTGACACCGGTGCGGAGCGAGCAGCGAAAGGCCAGTCCATCATTGTCCCCATTTCTCCGGCTGCCGACGCCGAAGATATCACTGCGGGCACCAATCCCCCGGATACCGGTGACCAGACCTTCGAAAACGCCTCGATCTCCATCACCAAGGCGCGTGCCGTTCCGTTCCGTTGGACCGGTGAAGAACAGAAGGGCATCGGTCACGGCCCCGGATACAGCGTCCTCCGCCGTGACCAGATCGCCCAGGCCATCCGCACCCTGGTGAACGAAGTGGAAGCAGATCTGGCCGCTCTTTATCCCAACGCATCCCGCGCCTACGGCACCGCCGGGACCACCCCGTTCGGTGGCACCACCGGCCTCGAAGACCCGGCCTATGTCCGTCAAATCCTGACGGACAACGGCGCTCCCCTGTCCGACTTGCAGATGGTCGTGAATACCGCCGGTGGCGCCAAGCTGCGCACCCTTTCGTCCATGACCGATGCCAGCAAGGCCGGTACCGATGAACTGCGCGCGCAGGGCATCCTGCTCCCGTTGCACGGGTTCGACATCCGTGAATCCGCGCAGATCAAACTGCACACCAAGGGCACCGGGGCCAGTTACCAGACCAACCTGAGCGCCGGTTATGTAGCCGGGGCCAAGACCATCGCGGCCGACACCGGTACCGGCACCATCCTGGCCGGCGACGTGGTGAACTTTGCCGACGATTCCCCCGACTACAGCTACGTGGTCAAGACCGCCCTGGCCGATGGTTCGTTCGTTCTCCAGAATCCCGGCCTGATGTCCGCCGTCAGCGACAACAAGGCCATTTCTCTGGCGGCCAACTACCGCGCCAACCTGGCCTTCCATCGTTCCGCCCTGGCCCTGGTCACCCGCGCCCCGGCCCTGCCGGAGGAAGGTGACGCCGCTGACGACCGCATGATCGTGACCGACCCGAGGACGGGTCTGTCCTTCGAGGTCTGCGTGTACCGCCAGTACAAGCGCGTGCGGTACGAAATCGGCCTGGCCTGGGGCGTTGCCTGCATCAAGCCCGAATTCATGGCCTTGCTGCTCGGCTAACCCAACAACGCTCAATACAAAACGGGCGGGGAGGTCATCCCCGCCCGTCCCCTGGAGGGAAATATGGCAACCATTAAGACCGT